TCATCGAGCCAGGAGAGCGGCTTCTTCTCGGTGACCTCTATCTCTTGCCGTTCGATATATCCGCGCTTCTTGCCTTTGGTCTTCAAGAAGAATATCGTCGCAGCTGGGTTGCCATCCTTCACGAGTTTATACAAGTGCGATTCTGCGAAGTCGAGTACGCTGTCTTGAATGGATGATACCGCGCTCTTATATTCCTCGTCTGCCTTCATCCATGCGTAATGGGTCGAGCGATCAATCCCAACCATCTTCGCGGCTGTGGATACAATACCCAGCGACTTCTCGAGAGCTTCGAGCATCGCCTTTTTAAGTGTCGGATTTTGTTGGTTCATTGCTTGCTTGCTTTCTTACCTGTGAAGTCCTCCCATCGCTTGACAATAACATCGCAGTATTTCGGATCGAGTTCCATCCCGTAACATTTGCGGTTTGTTTTCTCGGCGGCTATTAGTGTAGAACCTGAACCGAGAAACAAGTCTACAACAAGATTTCCCTGCATAAGCTCGCCTATCATTTTTGCACAAAGTACAATTGGTTTTTGGGTAGGATGTACTCTTGCGCCCTGCTCGCCTTCTCGTCTCATTCCATCCCACTGCACGGTGTATTTTTTCACAACCACTCCCTTTAGATTTGACCAGGCCAACTCACAATCCGAAAAAGTCGTGCCTTCACCCCTGTCTTTGTCCCAAACAAACCACCTCCCTATATCAGGAAGAGAACCGCAGAAATAGTTGGCACCCCATAACACGCATGGAGTACGTGGGAAAATTTCAAATATGTGCGAAGGGTCATATGGCTTGTCGTCTCCTATAACTGAACTATACGTCTTCGCTTTGCCTTTGTTGCTGCCTCCAATTGTGCCTCCGTTTTTTACTACGTCGATGCCGTAAGGGGGGTCGGTGAAAACCATATCCGCCCGTTCTCCGTTCATGAGCTTCTCCACGTCCTCCGCTTTCGTAGAGTCCCCACAAAGCAAACGATGGTCTCCCAAAATATACAAGTCCCCGAGTTTGGTCTTCGGCTCTTCCGGTGCTTCGGGTACTTCGTCGGGGTCGGTAAGTCCCTCGGTCGTTTCTTCTTCGGGTTGCCATACATCGAGACCCCATTCATCGAGTTCTGTTGCGTCCCATTCGTTAGCGAGGATATCCCAATCCCATTCCCCAAAGCCAACGTTATCTTTCACGATGAACTCCTTTGCCTTTGCTTCTTCCCATGTGGCAACGTAAACGGGTGCCTCGGTCAATCCTGCGGCTTTGCAAGCCTTGAGGCGCATATTCCCACCGAGAACGACCATGTCCGGGTTTACGACAATTGGACGCGCTTCGAGCATCTCGGGGAAGTCCTGAATGCTTTTGACGAGCTTCTGAAATTTATCGTCTTTAATTATCCGAGGGTTCGTCGGATTCGCTTTGATCGTTGAGAGTTTCGTTGGCTTGATCGAGGACGGCTTCGAGGGTGTATCGGAATTCATCGTTGTGGACGGCTAAGGTTAGAAGTAAAGTCGCGGGGTCATCTCCGGCGTGGAGTCGAATTGCTTTGTCATTCTCTGTGATGAGAAGAAAGTTCTTCGCATGGAGGAGGGCTTTTCTTGCGTTTCTCATGGGTGAAAGATACGCAGACAATTTACAAGAGTTCTAATTGATGAACGTCTTGCTTCCGTATGATACCGCAAGCGGCTTCGAAAATTGTTTTTCCGGCTTCATAGTCTACCAGGTTTCGAGCCATTTTCAGTCGGCTCTGTTGACCATCGTATTTTGTAAAATCGTAATCGTGATATTGGCAAAGCCGATTCATCTCTTCGCTTCCTTGGCAAACATCAACTTTTTGTCTATCGCTTACCATTTGAGGTATTGGAAAGTTTGTCCAGTACAAGTGTCGATCTCTTTTGTGTGGGTGCATCAATGGTTCGTAATATGGAATTACGTTTTCCACGACGTATTTACCTTTGAAATGGTGCTGTAAAAAAATGACCTCTTCGTACAAGCGCATATCGGGAAACACTGGTTTCTTACCTGTTGCGCCATGTCCCCAAAACCGGGCGCGGCTGTGTGTTGGGCATGGCGGGCTACTCCAAATAAAATCATATTCTTTGTAATGGTCGAGTAAATATTGATGCGCATCTGCAACTATTACCGTATCATTTGGGAAACGCTCAGCGTACAATTCGGCGGCAAAAGAATCTAACTCCACAGCCGTCACGTCAATATCTGTAACTTCATCCCACTTGTAACGGTTACCACCTAAGCAAGCATATAAATTTAAAACTTTCATGGGTGAAAGATTCGACCCTCAACATCTCTTGCCACGTTCTCGAGGTTGTCTTTGTCGTATTGTGTCATGGGAAGAAGACGCTTCACAAGGAACGGATCCCCGCTAAATCGCTGCTCTTCGAATTTCTCTTTTTGGTCTTGCTTGAGAAATTGACGGATGTTCTCCGCGATGATTTCTCGCTCTGTTGTTGTATAGCTCATTCTGTTTCGTTTATTAGTTTCTGAAGCTCTGCCATCATTCGACGGTTACACGAGGAGCATTGACTCGCTTGGGTGTTGGTACCCGTCACCTTGGAATATAGCTGGGCAAGCTGTCCGTTTGTTCGGAATTGATTGTCGGTCTTGAGAAAGGTCTTGATTGCGTCGATGTCTTTTTGTTTGATAACGGCTTCCCATTTACCGAGGGGACACGAGGCAACCTTGAGCCGTGTCTTTGTTGGCATATGGCAACCGCACAACTCCGAGTCGGAGAAAGCTTCCGTCACGAGGTCTCCGCAACTCTTGGTCGATTCGACGAAGTGTTCGCATCCTTTGCAGATGGTGAGTCGGTCAGTCCTCTTTTGAGCCGTTACGAAGAACATCTTTCAGGATTTTTCGGGTGATGTGTAGTGAGCGATAAAGGGTCGATTCTCCAATGCGAGACCGTCGAGATACGTCAGCCATGTTCCACCCTTGCAGGTATAAAGAGAAGATAGTTCTATCGAACCAGGAGAGGCGGTCAAGGATGAGTTGCATTTGCTCTCGTTGGATGGCTTTTGTCCAATCGTTTTCGAAGGCTTGTTCTTTGGGGTCGGCATCTGTTACGTGATATATCTCTTTGAATTTACCTCTCGTGGCTTCGTTGTACATCGCTTTTACAAAGTACCCGAGGGCGGTCTCGTTGTCCCCATCGGGGAAGCGTTTGTCGATGCATCGAAGATAAGTATGATGTACAAGGTCGGAAGGGCTGTCCGTCCATCGTCGAGCGATGCGAACAAGTTTTGAATAATGCTTCGTTAAGAAGCTATTCCAACCCTTTCGACTTCCTGAGCTCATCGACTTTCTTCTTGTATATTTTGCAAAGGTCTTCCAATTCGTGAACGCTGAATCGCTTTGTTTCGTTGCTCAACCGAAGAAGGCGATCCGCTGTCCCTTCTCCGTGGTCTTGGTCGAGACGTTTGGCGAATTCGTATTGTGCACCACCTTCGAATCCGTTGCAAGCCTTGCATTGAAACTGAACATTGAGTTCATCGAACCGCGTGGGCATCTTTTGCCGCACCATAAAATGACCAGCGTCCGCGCTTTTGTAATGGCGCAAGCGTCCGCAAGTGAAGCACTCTCCCCACCCTTCATCGTTGACCGCACGAAGCCGGATGAATTGGGAGAATATCTTATCGAGCTTCGCTTTCGCCTTTGCTACTGTCATTCTTTCCGGGTATCAAGAAGGGATTGTTCTTCATGCGCCATTCGAGCTTGGCTTGTTCGGGATCGTACTCAGGGACGTTCGTTGGGTCTTCTGCTCCTCGAGTTATGGTCTTGTGTTGTTCCTCAAGGATGGAGGCTCGTTCTTCTTCGTGCTTGATGATGCAGTCGCGAAACTCCTGAATCTTCAAACGCTCGTAAAAATTGCCGTAATATCCTTGCTTCATCCTCTCGCAAATTAAGCGAAGTTCTTCCAGTTTCAAAACGGGGAACACCTCGAAGATGGTTTCTGCGCAAAGTGCCATGTCCTCGAATGAGTGAAGCGTCTTCTTTGCGTCGATGAATTCAACTGTCTTGTTGATCATCGTCACGACTGCCGCCCGCGTCTCTTCGGGGTGGTGTCGAAGTGAGGTGAGGATGTTTGTTCCCGCCCAGGCTTCTTCGTTGGTGGGTTTATAAATGCCCGTGCTTGAGATATGCTGCAAGCTGGTCTTTGCTTGGTTGCTTTGTAACTCCTGTTTTGTTCGTTGTAAATTCATTGCTTCGTTTTATCCAATTTCGAGCGGCAGCATTCCAATTCTTCATCTTGTTTCTGCCTGCTCTCCATCCGTTTGATTCATAGTAATTCCAAAATTTCTCGCCTTCGTCGCGAGATGAACCCGCAAGTTCGAACGAATTCATCGCTTCTTCCAAACTTGGTTCCT